ATCACAGGCAAGGCTACAGAGAAGGCTATGATGATAGCGGTCTTAATCTTGCCTGTGATAAATCCGAACATTATCGGGTGCCTTCCTTGCTGTCTTTCCAGCGTGAGTAGGCTACTAGGGCGATACCTCCGACAGCACACAACAGGAAGATTGTCTTCATGCTATCGCTGTATGGAACTAAGGCCTCGATCTGTGGAGCAATTTCGCTCAATGCCGTAGCGGCACCGGCTACACCCGCCCCAGCCATAGTCTTAGACTGGGTCAAAGGTTTGGGTTTTGCTTCCTCGATCTTCTGGGGCATCTTATCCCCACCATCACCGGCCAGTTTAGCGTCCATTGAGAACAGAGCCGCTTCGGCTGCACGACGACGTGTGAGGCCACGCAGAGGTGTTAGCTTGCCGTCTACCCGAGCCTTATTCCAGCGCATTAGCTGGTTAGGCACATCGTGGTACTGGCCTGAGTTCAGACGGGATAACAAGGTGCTGGACTTGAAGTTGGCTGCACCGACGTTGAAAATAAACGAGGTCAGAGCATCGTACTGGTTTTGGCTGAGAGGGACTTCCACATAGCGGTGGATCGCCTTTGCGTGATCTTCTAGATCAGTGACGAGACGAGCCTCGGCTTCCTCTACGGTAATACGCATACCAGAGCGAACGCCTTTGCACGAACCCCAGCCTATCGTGTATTTTCCGGCGGGGCATCGATACGAATGGATTAGACCATCCTTACCTTCCTTGTGTAGTCCTTCGAACTTTTTAACGAGGCGAACACCCGCCTCGCTGATATTATCAGGGATCATAACTTATCCTCGAGTAGAAGCATACGGCTGAGTAGCCGGTGACATCATACCAGTGCGTGAAATGGTACTGTTCTGGATACTATCCAGCGTACCAAACATCTGGTTCATGTCGTAGCCAAACTGGCTAATACGAGATCCCTGTTGATCAAATTGTGAGATCATTAGATTGCCATTCTTGTCGATGGCTCGTTTTGTTTCCTGACCTTGAGCATTTACGCTGTTGGCGATAAGGCGGCCCTGAGTATCAAACGAATTAGCTAGGTTTGTGTAGCTATCACGGACACTGGCGTCTAACTGATCGCCTTGGTTCGTTACGAGGCTACGCACGTCATTCAGCTTGTTGAGATATTCGTCTTGCGCTGCTTGGCCTTCTGAGGTGGAAGCCTCTACGCCCATAGTCAAAGACCGAGCTACATCAGCAAAGTTAGTATCCAACTGGGATGCTGCATCTTCTGTGGCTCGTGTGTTATCTTCTGCGGCGGCTTGAATCTGATCCGTAGTGGACGCAGCATTTTCTGACAAGCTACCCTGAATACCGGATACGGCGTTCTGTAGGCCTGTCTGTAGGTCATTACGGGCACGGTTAGCCAGAGTAGTATCATCGCCATACTGATCGGTGAAGGTTGAGAAGTCGGAGGTCAGTCCACCTAAGGTACCGGACATATCTTGCTGACCCTGTGACAAGTCGCCGTAATAGGTGTCGAGGTTTCCGCTCATACCATCTACGGCGGATTGAATGCCACTTTGTCCAGCGGTCATATCACGGGTGAGATCATCGAAGCCAGAGGTCTGCCCAGTCTGTAATGTGCCTAGAAGGCCGTCTACGCTGTCGAAACGCCCACCTGTCATGGTAGAGATGCTTCCAAACTTGTCATTCAGAAAGCCTTCAAGGTCCGTTTTGTTGGTCCCAAGTCTGTCTAGTATGTCTGTGCGTGAATCAGCAATGTCACCTTGGGTATCTTCGAAGCCCTCGGTAAGCTCCTCACCTTGTTGCTTAAATTCACCACTAATGTATTGTTGCTGGTCACCAAACTCATCCGTGATGAAGTCTTCTTGGCCGTCGAAGGCGTCGTCTATGTAGTCTTCTTGATCATTAAACCCAGTAGATACTTGGCCACTAACGTCGGCAACGTCGTCTGACAGGTTGCTGAGACCCCGCTCTGCGGAACCAAAGCCAGAGGTCATACCAGAATACACGTCGTCGATAGCATTATCGAGTTCTGCGTAGCCACGGTTCATGTCGTAGTTCATATCGGTGATGTCACCGCTGATGCCGTCTTGGCCACTGAATACGTCACGGAATTCAGGGTCCGCATATTCCTTAACAGCGCCTTTGATTTCAGCCAAAGACGGGCCACTAGAGCCGCCGCCGCCGAACACAATCATCCCAGAAGTACGAGGGTTAAGGTACCGCCCGGGGCCGAACATTGTTGAGAATAGGTTTCTCATATTAGATCTCCATATTATAAACGTGGTAGAGAAGCTGGTAGGGCTTACCTTTGTTGCTCTCTAGATGACGAAGCCTTCGTTCCCAGCCTCGACGGCCCCACACTTGCATTGAATTGCACCCGTTCTTCTTTGCGAATTCTTCGAGTGTTGTATGATGAGCGGTCCAAGTGTCCCAGTCAGGGACTTGCCCAGCGCAGGTCATAATAAGCAGAGACTTGCTGTGTGCGCTGGAGGTGAACCTAGTGACTATTACGGTTATCACTTGACCGTCTTCGTCTCGGGTTAGCCAGATGTGTGCCTGTTCAGACAGGGCCATGAGGCATACTGAGAAAGGATCATATTCACCGATTGAGTGGTGAAGGGCGGCGTCTATATGAGGTTCGAGTAGAGGCCAGAGTTTTAGTACTTGGGGCGGGGTTAAGAGGGATGAGATCAAAGATTAGCCTATAAACTCAACCCTTGCCTGACCTTCGGTTACGGCTGCGGTATTTTGGCTGTGTGATGAATTAGTGACATTCGAATTCCAATAAGATACTCCGCCACCACCACCTTTTCTTGATGACCCATTGGATGGATATGCGTTGCCGCCTATATAGCCACCACCGCCTCCGGGGGAATAAGAAGCGGCTCCGCCACCGCCGAACCCGCCTTCAGTACCGTAGTAGTTACCGTTATTGGGGTTTCCGTAATTAGAGATGTGATCACCCCCTTTGAAAATGCCTGAGAGGTTTGTGCCAATGCCTTGTCCGGAAATACCTCTGCCGCCAGACCAATCACACGCACCTTCAACATATATATAAGCACTAGTGCTGTGGTACGCTGAAGAGCCTTTCACATTATACCCTGCGCCACCCGCACCAGACCACGAGCTACTCATGTTTTGCCCACCATAGGCCTCTTGTCCGGCAGATCTCGTTCCCCAACCGTTATAAGCATTAGACGTCGTGCCCGGAGCCAATACGTCAGTGACAGTTGAACTATAGCCGGGATTAGCCCCCTCCCCACCAGCACCTGCCGACACGGCAATTAAGTCCCAATTAGACGGTGACTGATATCTCCCTGCGGAATAACCGGTCTTTACTATCCAAGTTCCACCTGATCCGCCGTACGAATTACAATAACTTTCGTTGCTGGTGGGGGAGGAATATTCACCCAACCGCTGTTGCCAATTAACAGGTAACTTGGACCGCTGCCCCACGGCGACCCCTAAATAATCGCCAGCCGATAGGCTAACTCTAAAGTTGAGATCTCTGGTACGGGGGCGTGACGTCTGGCCAACCGCCTTCCCATCCGCAGCACCCCTGACATCCGTAAATTCATAAACCCCGCCATTAACAATTTCGATCCATTGGATTCCGCTATCAACACTGTAGTAGCTCGTGTTTCTGCTGGACCAACTCCCATCGTTACTATTATAATATGCAGTCATAGTAGACTCCGACGGGCCTTCGTGTCCTTGTGTGTCTCCGTTGTAAAAAGTAAACGCATTGCCATTGAAAATGTCAGGAAGCAAATCAATACCACCACCGCCGGGATTAAACCCACGAGCTGATCCGCCCCCAAAGGTAGCCAGCATAGGAGCATAGAGAGGTTGTTTTTTAGGCATCCAAAAAGAGGACATTGGTCACTCCTTATTAAGCAAACTGCGTGACTGACGCCAGCACAGTGAAAGTAGCATCCGCCGTCTTGATGATCGTGAATGTGTATACGTCGATACCAGAGGCGCTGCCCTCGGTTGGAGCCTCGCCGCCTGACCATTTTGGTGTGACTGTGGAGCCGTCAATTTGGTAGGCATTTAGGTAGTAGGCTGTAGAACCTTGGGTCATTGATATGGCAAAAGTCATGCTCTGATTATTGTTCATCAGGCTGTTCAAACTGAGTCCTGAGTTGCCTCTAAAGTTGATGGTTCGATTCGCCGTTTGGTTTGCCGTAAAGTACCAAACTGCACCATCAGTTGCCTCAATAGTAATTGTACTTGTGGTACTCACAGAAGTCTCCACATGCTCAAGAACTTCCTCGATGTCCAGCGTACCGTCTACAATAAGATTACCAGAGGTATCAAAGTTTGCTAACTCAATCCAGTTACCACCGTGTGCGTAGTAGCCTTTGCCTGTGCCGTGAACATGAGCAAACATCCCATGATATGTTGAAGCAGAGGGCAGATCCCCCAAGGCAGAGTAAACATTCGAGTACAAGACTTTACCTGTTGTGGTAATGTCGTTTGATCCCATGTTGATATCACCAGTAAACGTACCGCCAGCCAGTGGCATCTTAGTGGCAATGCTGTTAGTCACTGTAGTGCTAAAATTAGCATCGTCACCCAGAGCCGCTGCAAGCTCATTTAAGGTGTCTAGTGTTGATGGTGCGCTGTCTACTACTGCCGCCGCTGCGTTGTTAGCAAAGGTCTGATATTCACTTTCGAGGGTAGCAAGCTGTTTGCCGTCTAAGGTGTCTGCATCAAGCCCAGAACCCGCACCATCCACCGTAGAGATAGAGGTGAGAATATCGGATGCTGTAAGTGCCGAAGTTATAGCACTCTCTTTAGCCAGAGGAATGCCCCCGGCTGTAGAACCGTCGTGTATTACAAGTGTGTCTTTTGTGGTATCGACCGTGATCTCGCCAGCCAAGCCCGTGAAAGAGCCATGTTCTGTCGTAGTGCCACGGCGAAGCTGTAGTGCGTTAGCCATTAGTTTAAACTCCCGAAATCAAAGTCAATGCCACTGATAGATCCACCAGTGATGTTTACGTTATTGTTGTCTTGCTGTGCCATGTTACCCGAAGGGGCCACGATGTTATTCCAGCTAGATCCGTCGTAGTAGCGCATATACGAGCTAGTCGTATCAAAATAGAGGTCACCGGCCTGAAGTGCGCTGCTGTCGTTTCGTGTTGTTGGGGCACTTGATTTTGGCCCTTGGTACACATCTGAGAAGTTGGTGATGTCTGCCACATTAGCGGCAGCCGTAGTAATATCTGAAGCAATTGGCGCTAGTGCAGCCACTCCGGTAGATACTCCCGCTACCGCTGTTACATTGGCGCTAATACCCGCCACAGTTTGAACATCAGCTAAGTTGTCTGCCACCGTGACTATAAAGCCATTTGGAGAGCCTGAAGTCCCGGTCACAGATCCTGTGATAGACCCAAAGTCGTATATTGTGCCAGCAACAAAATTCCCAGAATTTAGGTCTGAGGCAATCGTATTGATATCTGTTATGTTGGTAGCTGCCGTTGTGACGTTTGCGTTGTTAGTGGCTACTGTAGTCACGTTTGCGCTAATGCCGGAGACTGCTGTAATTTCTGAGCTAATCCCAACTAAGGTATTTAGCTGTCCAGATATGCCTGAAAGGTTTGCAATGTCTGTGGTATAGGCAGATAGGTTTGTTACATCTGACGTAATTCCCGCTACTGCGGTCACATCAGTATCAATATTTGCCACGGATGTTACGTTAGCGTTTATCCCGGCAACTGTATTGATATTCGTGGCGTTTGCATCCACAGCCACTACATTAGATGATATACCAGCAACCGTACTAACGTCAACACTTATACCTGCTACGGAGTTAACATTTGCGATATTATTTGCTGTAGTATTGATGTTTGAAGCATTACTTACGACAGAACTAACGTCGGAACTAATGCCAGCTACGGTTGATACGTTACCTGCAATACTTGCCAAAGTGGCAATGTTGTTTTGCGGCGATATTTGACCTGCTACAGTATTGATGTTTGCGTTGTTATTGGCAACTGAGGTTACATTACCAGCGATAGCTGATACTACCGATACATCAGTACCAATCGACGCCACCGACGTAATATCTGTAGGGATACCTGCTACAGTAGTTATATTGGCTGATATTGGCCCAAGGGCTGCTACCTCAGTGCTTAATCCGGCCACCGTATTAACATTTGTTACAGCATTAGCTACGGCCTGTATGTCCGCCAGATTGTCAGCCACAGTAACGATGAAGCCATTAGGTGACCCGCTGGTGCCTGTAGCAGCGTCTGTAATAGACCCGTAGTCGTATATCTGACCGGCTACGAAGTTACCCGAACTAAGGTCATTGGCTACGTTAACCAGATCATCGATGTTTGTAGCAATCGTTCCGATGTTGGCATCTGTTGCCCAGTATTTAGCAGAGTAGTTAGTCCCGTCTACTGTGCCGCCGGTGTAGCTTGCCCAGTCTTTAGCTGAACCGATGTTACCCCGGATAACTGTACCAATGGCGTATTCTTTGGCGGAGTATTCACTCTCGCCTGTAACAGTGCCTGTGGTCTTAGTGGCCCACTCTTGTGCCTCGTCCTCTGATGCCTGTGCGTTAGCCGCAGATCCAGAGGCCTGAGCCGCTAGTGCAGACGCCGTAGAGGCGCTGGCCGCAGCCGAAGTAGCAGAACCTAAGATAGAATCCACATATAATTTGTTGGTTGCGTCACCATTGTTAGCTGGATTGGCTAGGCTGGTTATGCCTTGGGAATTCATGTTGATTGCACCAGACATCGTACCGCCAGTTGTGGCTAGACGGGTGTCTCGCTGCGTATCAACATATCCTTTGTTTGATCCATCAGAGTTTGCTGACGGCGTCGGCATGTTTGTGATCTTGTTGTTGCTATCGAGATCAATATTACCAGTCATTGTGCCGCCGCTCAAAGAGAGCTTAGTGGCAATACTATTATTGACCGTCGTAGCAAAGTTAGCGTCGTCATTGATTGCTGCGGCTAACTCATTGAGTGTGTCTAATGCAGCCGGTGCAGAGGATAAAACAAGTGCTACTTGTTGGTCCACATACGCTTTCGTCGAAGCATCAGTAGGGTTCAGAGGAGTAGACAGACCCGTAATGGTAGACGCTGTTGTAGCGTCCATATCCAAGCTACCGTTGATCACCACATCGTTGAATGTTGAAGATCCGCTGGAAGCGGTTATGTTACCCGTCACATCCCCGGTCACACCGCCCGTTACAGCGCCTGTGAGGTTACCTGTAACATTACCCGATACGTTACCCGTGAGGTCTCCTGAGAAGCCTGTAGAGGCCGCTACAGTAAGGCCTGTGATGTTCAGGGGGGTACTACCACCAATTACACTGTTGTTGATTGTACCGCCGGATATAGTGGCGTTAGTTAGGTTTGCTGAAGTGTTGGCTGTCAGTGCTGTGAATGTACCCGCAGCGGCAGTGGCTCCACCAATTGTAGTACCGTTAATAGTACCGGAAGTAATTCCCGCATTTGCAATTGTGTTGGCTGCGCCGGTAAAATTCGTGATGCCATTGAATGTAGCAGAACCATTAAAGGTAGCGGCCCCAGTATTAGTCTGTGTACCGCCCACAGTAATATCACCTGATACGGCTGCGGATACCGAATTCATAGACCCGGATAGATTTGTGTCTTTGAACTTAAAGGTAGATGATCCGAGATCCACTGCACCCGTTATACCGGGTTCAATAACAGAGCCGGTCTCAACCATAAGCATCTCACGCCATACAGCGGAGCCTACAGTGTTGTTGATGCATATATACCAGCGGTCACCACTGTAGTTGTACCAGTAAGAGCCTCTGCCATAGCCGTCGTCTGCGTCATCGCCGTTACCGGGGTTTGTGGTAGCCGCTAAGTTGTTCTTACCGCCTGTACCTCCGTTTGCGCTGGGAAGAAATCCAGTTACAGAGGTAGCTAAATCAATTTTAGGGGCATTACCTGACGTACCGTCGTGGGTATGTCCTCCAGCGCCAAACGAGTTGGCTAACTGGTTGAACTCCGCATTCAACGGTGGCGCAGTGATGTTTGCGCCGTTAATAATTTGTGAGGTAGATTGCCGGGTATAGCCAGCCATTATCGTCTCCCTGCGATACTGAACTCAAAGACGATGCCCTGAATGGAATAAGGGGCAAAGTCGCCTGAGGTTACATAGGTTATTTGTACAGAGTTCCCGCTGCCTTCGACGGGAGTGTTGAGAATAGGCTTCTCAGATCCGCCGTAGGTAACTAAGGCTGCGTTATAGTCGATGCCCGGGACACGGTATTGTACCGGCTGTCCTCGGCTCTCTTCAGTGTAAGAGGATGGGTTAGATACGTCCGGGGAATACCAGTCATATATCACCGCAATATTCATTTCGAGTGGACCCTCGGCCCGGATGAATGTGTTAACCTTCCGCATGATCTTACGGACCTCAGTGTCCCCAAAATCAAAGAATGGTGTAGAATAAACTGCTAAGACTTCTTCTCCAGCAAACGTATTACCGCTTTCTTGCTGGTATACCTTGCCGTCGTAGTCTCCATGAAATACGAACTCAGATCCGTTTATGTATCCTGATGTGGTACAGGATGCCCGGATTCCCAGTAACTCACCAAACTCCCATCCCAGACGTTGGTCCGATGTCCTTAGTCCACCTATGATACCAAAAGCATCTGCTAATGATGTGGTGGGTTCAGATATGAAGTAACGGAGTTGAGACTTGTTTCGGATCACACAGCCACACAAGTTTTTCAAGTCATACTCGGCAGGCAACTGAGAGATTGTAGTCTGTATACGCTTGGAGATTGTCTCTAGTTCAACGTCGCCAATACGAGAAGTACCCGCCACAGGGCGTAGGCCGTCTGGTGCTAAGAATACTAGGTCACCGCCAAGCTCTAATACGCTGTCTCTAGCAACACATCCCACATTGGCTGTAACTTGCTCGAGGATGAAAGGCACATTAACGTCGGAGTTGGTTATAGCCTTCTTGATGGCATTTTCACCGAAGATAAACAGGTTGTCTCGGAAGGGCTTAAACTGTACTAGGTCATATCCAATAGGAAGCTGACCCGCACCTCCCGCCGCTGTCCAATTATTTTCATCCCGGGGGGTAGAGTACGCAATGTTAGATGCGTCTGTCTTATCACCACCGAGCCATAGATGGTTCTCGTAGACCTCTACGACCTCAGGTGCAGCGAAGCACATAACACCGCCGGGACTGGCAGAAGTACCTGCACCAGACGGTGAGATAGACTTCCAGTTCACTCCGTCAAAGACTACGGCGTTGTTAACCCCATCGACGAAACATATCTTGTTACCATCACCGAAGTTAAACTGTGCAGACCTAATCCTAAATACTTCAGTCGCAAAAGGCTGAGATCGGGTGTAGTGGTTTAGCCCTGTTGTGTATTCTTGCCACCCAACTAAAAGCACGAAGCGGTAAAATTTATACTCGTGATTGTCTATGACCACGATATCGTCTGCTTCGGCTGCCGTGTTTAGGGTAATAGCATTGTTACTGATATCGATAGTGTACTGGGATCGGGCCAACTCAGTGCCATTGAGATATACTCCCAGTGAAACAGAGTTAGTGACGGATAGAGTTCTGCCATTAAAATCCGCTCCACTGAATACAGACCTAGTTGTACTCATCCTATATTCAAAGGGACGGTCTTTACGGGACGCTAGTACATCTTCTCGAAGTAGATTGTCGTCGTAGTATATGGATAGGTTAAACACTCGTCCGTCTGACTCATCACCACCCACCGTAGCAATGCTATCTCCGCCATAAGGCGTGAAGCCGTTAATACGACGATAGCCGCCGAAGAGAGATACCTCATAGTTTACCAATCGAATGGCTACACCGGGATCTTCTTCAGACAGCAATAGGTGGTTTTGACTGGCGTCTAGGCCGCCTTGGGAGACGACCTTAAACGACTGGATTTTATCAGGCATTAGAAGCTAATCCGAGTGTCTTCTATTGAAGCATACTTGTTCAATAGGAGGGTCTGCATCTCCTTGATCCCGCCCCGGAACTCTTGTTCAGCAATACCTGCCATCTCCGAGTTATCTCGGAACAGGTACATATGATACAAGGCACCAGCGATTAAGACGTGATCATAGGTAGTAGGTACACGGGTTTGATCGACGTTGTTGATCAACTCTGCGTAATTCAGAAAGTAACGGAACCTAATTACATAGGCCTTGTCGGGTGATGCAGAGACACCGTAGCCATTGCCATGCAACGGGAATACGAAGTTGGGTAAGCCCAAGCCAGATGTACCGGCGTCTAAATCTGCATTACGAAGTCTGTCGTAGTAGTAATCACGAGAGACAAAATCTAGGGAAGTGGTTGTCTTGGTATTCACTCCATCATTGACGATGTAGAAGCTGTTCCATTCAACCGACTTGAAATACTGTGGCCAGCTATAGTCTTCTTGGCCTACTGTGAGTGTCTGTGAGTGTTCTGCCGAGTTAAACGGCCATTCAAATTCTGCGGCGTTTATCTTTGCAATCGACGCACGAACTGCGTCTTTAGCTAACGCTTGTACGCCACGAACACTAGCAAAGTCAGCATCTTCAATCTCCACCTCATTCAAGCGGCGGAGCAAGGTATTTGTAAGATTGATGAAAGTGGATGGCATATTAAGCTCTCAATAAGGAGTGGAGAGGCCCGAAGGCCTCCCCTAAAGTTTTAAGCGACGTTATAGTTCACTGTGAACACTGCTTCTGGGCGGAGTACCTTCCGGCCATACAACTGCATCCCACGGACGATGTCCGAGAATGTTTCTGGTGAGCGGAAGCTCTCTGTTTTCGCAAGCTGTTGTGCAGATGCGATAGCAGAATCGTGACCAGCTACGATAACACCGAAAGCGGTTTCAGAACCGCCTGCGGCTGTAGTGTCTGGACCTGTGCCTACATATGGCAGGTTGTTGGATTTGTAGACACGGAGTCCACGAACCAAGTTACCACCCATGCGGCCATTGCGGATCTCATCGCCACCACCGAAGTCGGCGTTTACGAATTTTGAATCCTCGTCCATCAAGAGTTCGATCATTACCGGGTCTAGGACGACCCATCTCCCGTCTTGGTCTACGTTGGCTTGATCCATCTTACGAGCAATGCGGTTAAGCAGTGCCAGAGGAGATGTGATACCACCAGCGCCACCACCGGCTGCTACTGGGACAGATGTAACTTCTGCGCTACCACCCAAGTCAGAACCACCGAAGTCAGTGATGTCCAGCTTGTTTGCTGCTAAAAGTTCATCTGCATCTGCCGCTGTATTGGCTTTTGTGCCGTTAGCTGCGGTACGACGTGCCCATGAGCCAGCGCCACCTTCCCAACCGGACAAATAACCCAGAACTTCTGCGTCAAATGAATCGGCCAAGCGGTATGCTGCACGGTCTGTTGCCAGATCCATGAAATTGACGTGGCTGTGTGCAGCCTCGATATCGTCGATTGCGAACTGGAAGTAGTTGGCTTGATCGACAACCATTGTGAAGTCTGCATCTGCGATATCTTGTGTCGCCAGAGTTGTACCACGGGCATAATTCGACACTGTGATTTCGGGTTCTTTGATGATGCGGACTGAGTCCCCGTACTGGCTAATCTCGCCTGTATAATCAGTATTCGTGATGTCTTCACAGACGGAAGTCTTGCGGAACTCCTTCTGGACCTTCTGCGAGTAAATTACGGGCGAAAAGTTGCCGTTGGGCAGGTTGGAATAACCTGATGCTTTTGCGAATGCCATTGTTTGTTCTCCTTCTAATGGCGATAACAAAAGTCACATTGAGTGACTTGCTAAGGTCAGATAGAAGAACGAAGTAAGGGCAGAACTTGCTCTAGGGTGCGTTTCAGGCGCTAACCGTCCACGGGCCTACAGGCTCTGGTAGTCTTCGAGGTTCTTGCTTCTGTTTTTGGGGTTGGTTAGGTAGAGGTAGACTTAACTCAGTGGCTCTACGTTGCCTTATAGATTGCTACTTATGCAATTCTTAGTGCCCTAGTATTATACCACCCTTAGGTGCTTATAATCAAGGGGTCTGTTTATCGGGCACCGCCCGACATATCATACTGGAAGTCACCACGTTTGATGGATTCCAGAATAGCTGCCTCGTTCTTTTCATATTCTGCCGAAGACATTTTACTGACTTGGCTTTCTGTGAAACGGGCACGTCCACCTGACGCCGGGGCTGATCCGCTTGTGCGGCCTACAGACTTAGCTGCGTCATTACTGGTGGCTCGAGTTCGTTTGATGCCTTTGTCCGCCTTGTACAGGTCAATTGCCCGTGCGGCAGATACAGGATCGTTAGCATTCTTATACA